CTACAAATTCAGCGATTTCTTCTGCTAGTTTGTCACCAAGCATACGATCGATAGCCTCGACCATAACTTGTTTGTCGTGTTCATAACGTTGTGCAAATTCTTCGCGTAATTGTTGAGTGACTTGGGTACGATTTTCATTAATTCTCATTTCCCAAGACTTTTCGATATCAGCTTTGATCTCTTCAGAAATCACATTGTTTTCAAATAGTGTTTTTAGTGCTTCCAACATGTGATTCTCCTTTTTTATTGGAGTCCGCTTATTATTTTTAATAAGCTTTCTTTAAGATACTTCTGCGCCTTTGGATCATCCTGAACTTCTTTCGCTATGCGTAAGCTTCTATAACCACCTTGATGATTCATTAAATGTTCATAGATAGGTGTAGGATATGCTCCAGGAGCACTAGGTTGAGCCACCACATCTACTGTGATGATTTCAAAATCTTTTACCATTCCGTCGTTGTCTACATCGCCGGAACCTCTAGAAGAAACTCCCAACTTTACGCCGGCCTGTAACATAGTTTTCACTAGTTCGCCCATTGGAGTTGGGAGTACTTTTAACTTTCCATAACCGTCTGCCCCTTCCATCCACATTTCTGTGACCATATGGCATACACGATCAAGATTGATTCTTAGGTCTTCTGGATGATCTACTTCTCCGAGAACCGAATAGCCACCAGCAATTTGATCATTAAGGGTTTTGACAGCCCTAGCAATCTCTCTTGCAGGATAAACTCTTTGATTTTGATTCCTCTTATCGCCTTGAATGCAAATCCCTTTAAGATAAAGAGACTTGCCCCCTTGCGCTTCGTCGGACTCGATGACCATTTTTGCTTGGTCGAAACTCAGGTTTTCACGAAGTGTTCTCATCAATTAACCTTATTTTGCACGACTTTTAACGCCGTTTAAAGGACTACCTGCACCTTTGTCGCCGTCATCGCCGCCAGCTGGTGTGCTTACTTTTTTAAGATGCTTTACACCTGCTTTACCACCTGGAACATTTACATTACCTGCATTATCTTCTTTAGTCGAAGGATTAGCAAGGCCTCCTTTGGTGCCACCGGATGTGCTTTCGCCGCCACCAAGGATATTTGCTGTAGTTCCACCCATATCGTTCTTACCTGCTACGATACTTTTTGTGTTTACACCGTCGTCGCCCATTTTTCCATACTTGGTATAATCAGCGCCGCCAACTTTTTCTACATATTCACGCATAAAACTTACGTCATCTGCCATGGACATTTTCATGTCTTTTCCCATATCGTCACCGCCCATGTCCATATCATCATCACCCATGTCCATGTCGTCGCCCATGTCGTCGTCACCCATGCCGCCTAGTTCTTTTTCAAACTGCGCACGTAACTCGTCCATTGCATCTTCTAAATCCATTACACGATCTTCTAGATCATCCGATCCTTCTTCGTCGCCCATGTCCATATCGTCTCCTTCTTCGGAATCGATATCACCGATCATGTCGTCAGTTGGGTCGCCGCCGATAGCATCAGAATCGTCGTCGCCTTCACCGAAAGCAAAATCTTCTTCGACTTCTTCGTCATCATCGTGCATGGCTTCTTCTACTTCTTCATCGTCTTCTTCTTTTTCTTCTTCTACTTCGTCAAATTCTTCCGCTAGGATAGTTTCGTAGATTTCGCGGGATTTTTCTACTACGATTTGGTGAAAAATTTCTTTAGCTGCTTCTTGGTCTTCGTTAACAAGATGCTCGAGCATCTGCTCGAATTTTGATCGATCAGTCATAGTTTTCTCCTATAAAGATGTAAGGCTGTCAAATTATATTTACAATTAATTGTTAAAAACACTCGATAATAGTGTTTTTTTACGCGATTTGATTAAATGTTGGTAGTTGTCTGTAAAATTCTTCGTATTTCATATGTTTAAAATTTGGGTAAATCCATTCTGGGTTAAAGAAATCATCTGTGATTACTCGATAAAATTTTACCCTCCAGTTTTGTTTTATCACTTGTTCTGTTTGTCTTTGCCAATTTCCGTAATACGTAGCAGTGTCTGAACTTTTTCTATAGTTGGTAGTATCGGCATACACATTGTTCAATAATCCGTTCATACCTACAAAGTCAAACCCGAAGATATAAACTTCAGTAGCTCCGTTTTTTATAGCAAGATCCAGTGCAGTAGGTCCAGAACTCCATCCTAAACTTGGATTGAAATACTTGAATCCCGTAAAACTTCTGTACTTTTGATTAGGATTAGTCCACACTTCATGTGTTAATTGATATCCAGATTTTTCTATTTCTACAACCATTTTTGGATCTACAGCTATCAAATAATCAGGTTCAAACTCTCTATAAAGAGCATTACAGCCATACACTTTGCCGTATCTTTTAAGTTGATTTAATTTTAAATTCAGTCGACTACGACCGTTGCCGAGCACAAAACATCGCATACTAATCCTTTTATGATTAATTATACTGGAGGTGCTGGTGGAGTGAAATACATTGATTGTATTAGTTCTAATTCTCTCTCTTGTTCAAGCAAATGTGCTTCGCTAGCTTTACGAAGTTCATTTATTTGTCTTAAAGTTAGTCGTGTTTTACGTGTATCTGACCGTTCTAACTGTGTAGAATCTTTTTCGGGATTGTATTTTAGATCCATGGCTACTGCCCTAGTATCTTTATCTGCATAAAATAATTCACGTAATATCATATTAATATTTATACTGGAGGAGCAGCAGGAGCGGCACCGCCTACTGGACTTGCTCCTGCTCCTTCAGGTGCAGCTTCTCCGCCAGGTGGAGGAGGTACTGCTGCATCAGAAGCTATGCCTAAATCACTGCTTATACCGGCTTGACTTATGCCTGCGCCGCGTAATTCTGCGCCGCTTTCTGAAGCTTGTGTTTCTGCTTTACCATTTTCTTCTCTCCATAGGCGTTCGTTTTCTGCTATTTCTTCTTCAGACAACCCTAAGAATCTTTTCATAGCAAAACGTTTGCTAATAGTCGGTATTTGAGAAAGTGTTTGATATGTTGGAGCTCGTGCAGTGTCTAATTCGCTTTGTCTAGTTGCTGCAAAATTTTGTGGAGGATTAAATTTAAGTTCAAACAGACTGTTGTCAATATTAAGTCCTCGGTCATTTAGATAAAGTTTAAATTCTTTATCAAAAACTTCTTGCATTAGACTTTGAAGTCTTTCGCAATAGTTGTTGAATCGCAGTTCTTGAATATATGCAGTACCTACTCTGCCATCATTGTACTGGCTTTGACTATCGTCTGCTCCGGTAGGCAGGTAACTACTAGGAATACGTAATCCTCGAAATAATTTATTTGTAAAATATTTTAAATCGTCTATTTCGCCTAAATTTGTTCCGCCGGGCAAAGTTTCTACTTTACTTCCACGACCTTCTGCGGTTTGTGGAAAGAAGTAATCTTCATTGATTGATAAAGGATTATAGGCTGAGTCAATAACATTAGTACCGCCACCAACAGCAGAAGGAATTCTTCTTTGATGTATTTCATTTTTCACTCGCTCCACAAAACTCATAGCCAAGTGACTGGGCATGTTTCCTACATCAATGTAGAATATTCTACGCTCAGGGGCACGTTGAATACGATAGATAATAATAGCATCTTCTAATAATTCTTTCTGTTTGTAAACTTTAAAAACAGATTCTAACAGACTATTGCCGAACGGATAATTGTTATCCAATCCTTCGCTTAAACTTAGATGAATTACGTGTTTTGCATCAACTGCAAGTTCGTTTTCGTTATTTTGAAATCGTGTGCCTGGACTAATTGGATAAGCACTAGCCTGGCCTCTTGCTGCTGCACCTCCTGCTATATATGCAGTACCTCTGTTATTTGTATTAACAGTGTTAGGATTAATAGTGGTTACAGTTAGCTCTTGAAAATTAGGATTTAAATCTCTAATTACATACTGTTCAGGCTTTTTGCCTTCGCTTTCGTTAACAATTATTTTGGTTAGCTTGCCTGGATCGATGTGAAACCATTTTTTAGTTTCAGGATCACGAACAAATATACTATCGCCATATTTGAATACGTTTCTAACAATTCTGAAAATTCTAGTTTCAAAATTTTGCAGTTTGCACCACTGTTGTAAGTATTCGCGTAGTACAGTAACTTCTGAATTAGTGGCTTTGGATCTAAAAAATAGTGTAAATGGTGTATTATTTTGTTTATTAGTCTGACTGCAAAATTCTGCTAGTATGTCCAATGCGGCATTGACTTCACTGTCCATATCCATGGTATCATATTGTAGATATCGTTCTACTCTATTAGGTGCGCCAGTATATACATCTGGTAAAAAAGAACTATAATTGGTTCTCGCTGGGCCTGCTCGACCAGCAGAACTACCTACAGGACTGTACACAGCAGGTTGTCCGCCAACATTAACAGGTGTAAAATATTTTTTCCAGCTCATTATGTTCTCTCGTATACATTACCACTACCACTTGATTTAGTGGCTCTAATTTGCTTACCGCCAATATCAACTTGTACATCAACTAGTGTAGTCATTGTAGTATTTAAGCGTTCTAGACGGTCAACGACATCGTTTAGGGATACACTAGGACCTCCTTTTGTTATCTGTTCCATAGCAGATGGGACCCCTTGTTCTAATGTTTGCTGTGCTTTTGGTATCAAACTAGATACTGAAGAAGAAAATTTATCGCTCATAGGCATAGACAAATTTGAAAGTTTGCTACCTAAACTATTGAATGCTTCTGTTTCTTTTGGATTTAAAACTCTTTCGCCTTTATGAATAAATGCTAGCAAATCTTCTGGTTCTGCAGGTTTTCCTGTTTTACCAAATGTTCCAAATTCTCTTGTCCCTAGCCCAGTGACACCTTTGAGAATATTAAGTTGATCAACACCTATAGTTTGAACACCGGTTATGCTTTGGATCTGATTCATGATGCCGCCGCCTTCTTCGGATTGTGTTCTTTGTTCAATCCTGTCATCTCTTCGGCGTTGCCATTCAGGTTTGTTCATTCTTTCACGCTCTTTTTGAACATCTGCTTCTTTAGCTTTTAATGATTCTATTACAATTTTGTCTAGTGCTTGCGGCCCTTTCGCAACCATTTCTTTAATTACTTGTTCTTGGCTAATGCCTCTTTCTTTAGCTTCCTTCATAATAGTTTCGTTTAGTTTAGCGTTTTTATCTAAGCTAGTTATAAATGCTATTAACTCAGGACTTTTGCCTGTCAATCCGGTTCCTTGTTCTTTACTTAATTTTAATCCTTCTTCGACTGCTTTCATTTTATCTTTTAACTTAGGCGAAGTATCTGCTATAGTGCCTATTAATTTGCTAAACGCTGCATCAGTTGCTTTTTGTGTTTCTTCTCGAATATTGTTACTTTTACCTTTAGCAGCATCTAAATTTTGATAGAATTCATTTAATGCTCTTCCTAAAGGACTAGCTGGTGCCACTTGTTGCAAGATACCTTGTCTAATTCCGGCACTAGCATCTTTAGTTGCATTTTCAATTCCTGTTAATGCTTTAGTTGCTCCATCGCTCTTTTCTTGTTCTATTTTTGCACCTTGTCTTCTTAGCTCTAATGCCTTAGACAATCCTTCTTCTGTTTGAAGATTTAATTTATTAGCTTTAGCAATTTCTTGAAGTTGAGTACTAAAACCTCGAGTCTGAGTCTGCATATCAACAAAATCTTTTTCTCCTTGACGTGCTAACTGTCTATTTGTATTAGATTGCTGTTGTAAAGCAGCAAGTGCAGCAGCTCTTTCAGTTAATTCTCTTGCCCTGACGTCATCACCTTTTTTAGCTGCTTCAGCAGCTTCATATAAAGCTTTTTGTGCAGCAGGACCAATAGCATTAAATTTGCCAATCATATCCTCTGTAGGTCTGCCCATGGCAAAAATTTGCTCGGATAACATTTGGAAATCAGTGCCACCTTGCTGTGCTGCTGTCTGCATGGCATTGAATCCTTGTTGCACATTCTTGCCGCCTCTCGCAATTTCATCTGCTAGTGCAGCTTGTACTTGGCCATTTTCCTGCTGCTTTCTCATTAAATCTTCTTGTTCTTTACGACTATTACCGGTAAGTTTAGCCATTAAATCCATTTCTTTACCAAGCTTTTCAACTTGTTCAATGGCTACTTTTCTCGAATCAGCTTCATTTAATCCTTGTCGTCTTTGCTGGGTTATTGTGGTTGATAATAAACTGTTTAAATCTTCAGTAGTAAATCCTAGACCAGTCATTCGATCAACTAATCCTGAATCGTCAAACATTGCTTGGCTAGCTTTAGTAAATTCTTTAGCTCCTTGAGCAACTCCTCCTGGTAATGTAGCAAATGCTTTGTTATTAGTTTGCATTAATTCTGTAAATTCACGCATACCTAATCTAGTACCAGCAGCGGCCATACCTAAATCTACTAGACTGTTATTAAAGTTCATACCGCCTTTGCTTAACAATCTAAAAGCATCTAAGTTTTCTTCGTAAAATTGTGAACCTTTGGCTAGTAAACCTGAAAATTTACCTATAGTGTCGCCGAATAGAAACCCTGCACCTCTTGCGTTATCCCCTACAATATTAAAGGCTTCGCTGACACGCATACCTCCTTTGCTCAAATGAGCAAAGGTGTCAGTAGTAGCT